CTAGGAGTCTATATTATGGAATACTTAACAATCTGGAGCACGATCGGGTTCCTATTCGCTGCTTACGCAGTAATCGCCAATGATTCAGTACAAACTCTCGGTACTTGGATGGCTTCTAACAACGAGAGATTCAGCTATAAAACATTATGGGCATTCGCATCAGCCGTTCTTATCGCAACATTGTGGTATGGTTGGTCAGTGAATGGCGGTGATATATCATATGGTAGGTTAAACAAAATTCCGTGGGAAGAAATACAATGGTATCATGCGGCAGCGCCTGGTATTCTTGTACTATTAACACGACTGGGTGTACCGGTATCAACCTCCTTTTTAGTGTTGAGTGCTTTTGCAAGTACTTTTGTGCTAGAAAAGATGTTGATGAAATCAATTATGGGATATGGTATTGCAGCAATATTTGCTTATGGAGTATGGTTCTTTGTAAGCAGATGGTTAGATGAAGCTGCTGAAGTTGAGGAAAGAAATAAGAACCTTTGGAGAGTAGCTCAATGGTTCGCAACTGGTGGTTTATGGTGGACTTGGTTGTCTCACGATATGGCTAACATTGCAGTATTTCTACCTAGATCAGTTCCTGTAGATCTAATGATAATGATTTCTTTTGTATTTGTAACTGGCTTATTCTTTATGTTTAGAGAGCGAGGTGGTAAAATACAATCAATCGTACTTGAGAAACACAATACAAGATATGTAAGATCTGCTACGCTGATTGATTTATTCTACTGGTTATGTTTGTACTTCTTCAAGGAGCTTAACGATATTCCTATGTCAACAACATGGGTATTCGTTGGTATGCTTGCAGGACGTGAACTTGCAATCGCGCAGTTTACTGGCAAACGTAAATTTAGTAGTGTATTCCCATTAGTAGGAAAAGACTTTATAAAAATGATGATTGGTCTAGGCGCTTCGGTTGCTCTAGTTCTAATGATTCATTATGTAATTGTACCTAATGAAATAGGATTATAATTTGTGAGCGCGCGTTTGTAGCTCAGATGGATAGAGCATTGGTCTACGAAACCAAGGGTCAGGAGTTCGAATCTCTTCAAGCGCGCCAATTTTTCTGTTGACATAGGTACTAAACTGTGTTATAATGTATATACATAAATCAACTTGAGGTATTTATTATGGAACAAGTAGTAAATGTTTATAGAAGTATTATGGATTTGAGATATAACCCACTAAGATACATTCCAGATCCTGTTTTGCAGGGTTATCTTTTAATGGCGTTATTCGTAATGTGGTCCGCATTCTTTGGGATCATAGCAATATATTATATGGGTTGGTTAGGATACAGCATTCCAGTTTCTATTGGTGTTCATATGTGTCTTATTGTACCAACCATTATAACTAACGCAGTATTTTTGGACGCAGAAAGAAACCAAAAAAATTAGTTATAAATAGCTTTGTAAGCGTTGAAGCAACGTGAAACTGAACAGGACGGCGGTTCAAATCCGCCCGCCTCCACCAAAAGCATACTAGTGTCCAGTTAAGTTTGGAACACATCTGATAAAGTGGCTAGTGTGCTTTTGATGGGGGCGTTTTGGGAATCGACTGGCAGCGTAGTGAAGTGGAGTTTACCGGATGATCGCGCATAGATCAACTTAAACTAAATGCAAACGATAACTCGTACGCACATGAGGATTTCGCTCTAGCAGCATAATCGCTCGGGGAGACCACTGCCTAGCAACAGAAGTGTGGTAAAACACTAACATCTGAGGATATTATGTCAAATAAATTGAAAGAGCTTACTTGGGCTCACCACCAAGCAGCAGAAAGAAGATTATTCGCAAAGGAACTTCTCTCTGGTAGTATAGATCCAGAACTGTATTACAAGTTTCTATGTGCTCAGCATATGAACTATAATGTATTAGAACAAAATACAGTCATACCAAAAAATTTACAATCTATTAAAAGAGCTGGTCGCATCTTCCAAGATTTGCGCGAACTTGAAACTGTTTATGGTTTTAAACCAAGTGGAGTATTTCCTCCATCAGTATCAAAATACGCAGCACACATTAATAAGTTAGCGGAAGCCGAAAACAATCACGCACTCTTAGCACATATGTATGTTCGCCACTTTGGTGAATTACATGGTGGACAAATGATCAAAAAGAAAACGCCAGGTAATGGACTTATGTACGAGTTCAGTGGCGATACTAAAGAGCTTATTGCAGAGTTCAGAACTTTACTTGATGATGATATGGCCGATGAAGCTAAAATTTGTTTTGATTTTGCATCAGAACTTTTTGACGAGCTATCTAAAGAAATCGTTGACACAGAGCAAGAGTAAGTTTATAATAAAACCATAGTTAAGCAAAGGAGAACCCAATGCAAGAACAAGCAGAAGAAATAACCGAAGAACACACTTTAACTACTGGAAAACCTTTCACCCGAGCATTTCGCATGATGAGAAGTGAAGCGGCAAGAATGAGACGAAGAACAATGAAACAACTTCGTTATCGTTTATTAGAAAACGAATATGCAAAAACCCGCAGGGCTAAGAAAAAGAAATGAGCGCTAACACCATCTTAGAAGTACAGGAAGATCCTGAAACCGGAGAGTACTTTATAATACTCCCTGAAGATATTTTGTTTAGAGCTGGTATAGATTATGGCGATGAGATTGAATGGACTATAAGTGAAGATAATTCCCATGCGATTTTAACTAAAGCCAATAAAGATGATATATCCAAGTAAAGCAAGAAATCAAAAACCATATCGATCTCCAGTCCTTTGTTTTAAATCGCGCTGGGTAGATACAGGTGAACAAGAAAAGTATTTCACTAGCGATGGTCATACAAAGTATAGAACAAAAGTAAAATTAGTATATAAGTTAAATCCAGAATATAAGGAAAGTTAAATGGAATTGTGGGATAAGTTAAACAATTACGCCGAATGGATCGGTTCTCGCTTTGACGATACTTTTGAAAAGTGGGATAACCCAAAATATACTGAAGCTATGCATTTTGATGGTTGGACTGATACTTTTTGGAAATCAAATAAAGTCTCAAAAGCACATTTAAAAACAATTGAACCTGAGAATGGCAAAGGGCTGTGGTTGATGCATGTAAATGTTTTTCCAGCCGAAGGTATTGAATTACCTATTCTTGGTTTTGATATTGTAGCAGGTCCTAAAAAGATTACTGGTTCATTTATGGATTACAGTCCACTCGAAGGATTCGTGCATCCATATAGCGACTATATGAAAGAAGCAGTAAAAGATCTTTCTTGGGTTAAACCTCGTGAACTACCGCCTTGGGCAAAAGAAATATTTTCAGAAAACATGATTGCTGTTGGTAATATTAATACTGACGAAGAACTAAAGCAATTTATTGATGTTACAACAAAATTAGTAGACCATTATCTTGAGAACCTTGAATATACTTCTCCTCAAACTGGTCGTGATACACTTCCAAGCCTGAACAAATATTGTTCAAATCAAAAGTTAAATCCACACCTCCACCGCTCTATACTTGCAATGGGTATATCTGAAGAAGATAAAAACGCTTACGTTAACAATGTACTATTCGAGGAAAGATAAATGAGGATAGAGCCTGTCTCTAAAATTAATTCAACAAAACCGTTGACAGTTAATGCCTGTTGTGATAATATAGACATATCAACTGCAACAAGAACTATGCAAGTCGGTATTCATCGATTTGAGATTACAGTTGTACACTGCACAAGTTGCGGCAGCGTTAAAGCAACTTCTAATATTAAGGAGAAACCAAATGGTTGACAAAACACTCATTTCTGAAAAAGATGGCCAGACTCTAAGAGCTGACTTTTATACTGAAGAAAATGCAGGTGCTGGCGTCCGCTTTTATATTAACGGCGCATTAGTGAAAGAAGAGTTTTATGAAAATAAAAGTATTCACTTTGCGCAATCAGCGGCAGAAAACTGGCTCGCAGGGATAAAGACACTCAATGGATAAAGATGATGTACTAGACAATGTCTTAGTTGACAAAGCAACATTAGTTGCGCCAAGAACACCTGAAAAGGTGCACCACGATATTCAATACATGCTTAAAAGCGGTATTAGTTATATCGATGCATTATGTGAATATGCTCGAATCAACGAGCTAGAAATTGAAACAGTTGCAGACATCGTTAAAAAATCTTCGATCTTAAAAGAAAAAGTAAGATCAGAGGCGGTGGATGCTAAATTGGTAGTTAAAGATGATCAAGACCTCACTAAGCTATGCTAACGAGGAAAGTTTTGTATGGTATGTAAAGTACCTTGCAATGAAGAAACATTTTACTTCTGATTATGATTATCATAAGTATAATGGAAAAATAAGAGCATCCTACGACAAATATAGAACTCGTAATGATGCCTATTTTTTCGAAAAGCTTTCACGTAAAGATAATCCAGAAAAGCTAATGCTATCTAATATGATAGTTAAGCCCAATGTATGGATACGTGAAATTATCGAACAAGAAGGTGAAGACCGTTATATTGAATGGCAACGCAGAATAGATACTCTGTCTCGCACATTTAAAAGCGACATAGCCAAGCTTGACGATAACTTTCAGGCTAATTTCACTTCAGTGAATGGGCAGCATCCGCTGCTTTTAACTTGGTATATGCAGAAGAAAATTAGTCTGGAAACTATTACTATACTTGCTCACATCGCTAATATTTTTCCCTATTGGGATAAAGAAATAGTTGACAAAATCGTAGCAAGTGATATAGTAAGACTACTAAGGAAGTACAAACCTTTCTTAGAAATTGATGAAAAAAAGTTTAAGGATTTAATCCGAGATCGCTTTTTTTGATTATAAATAGATGGCAAGCTCAATACTTGCACATACATCGCAATATAAACAACGCTATATACAGCAAAATTAAGGAGATACTAATATGTCATTTGACGCATTAAAAAAGAACCGTTCAAAGTCGCTCGACAAATTGAACAGCCAGCTCGAAAAGATTTCTCAGAAGAGCTATTCAGATCCCAACGAAGGTAAAATGTGGAAACCAACCCGCGATAAAGCTGGTAATGGTTTTGCTATCATTCGTTTCTTGCCCGCACCAGCTGGTGAAGAAATGCCATTCGTACGTATTTGGGACCACGGTTTCCAAGGTCCAACAGGACAATGGTACATTGAAAACTCACTTACCACTATTAATCAAGATGATCCAGTATCAGAATACAACTCTAAGTTGTGGAACTCTGGTCTTGAATCTGATAAAGAAATTGCGCGTAAGCAAAAGCGTAGGCTCAAGTATGTAGCCAATATTCTTGTCGTTAAAGATTCAGCTAATCCTGAAAACGATGGTAAAGTATTCATGTATCAGTTTGGTAAGAAAATCTTCGACAAATTGAATGATCTTATGAATCCTCAGTTTGAAGATGAGACACCAGTGAATCCATTCGATCTTTGGGAAGGTGCTAACTTCCGCCTCAAAATCCGTAAGTTTGAAGGTTACCCGAACTATGATAAGTCAGAGTTCGATGCTCCTTCTCCTCTATCGGAAGATGATGCAGAACTAGAACGCATTTATAATTCTGAGCACTCTTTGCAAGAACTTGTTGATCCTAAGAACTTCAAGTCTTATAACGAGTTGAAAGCAAAACTTTATCGTGTACTTGCTCTGGATGAAGAACCTTCTACTCCAGTTAAAGCAGAAGACGATGAGTTTGATCTCTCTGATATGGGCAACAAGCAAGAGGCGGCTCCACAGCCAACAATTGCCGAAGCCGCACCCGAAACATCAACCTCATTATCTATGGATGATGACGATGATGATCTATCAATCTTTAAGGAACTAGCCAATGGTTAATAAAGTCTACGAAGAAGTTCTGGACTTTGACTTTGGTTTCAGCTTTATCGATGAAGAGCTTCAAGAGAAAGAAGCTGAAGCACAAGATACTATTCAAAAAGTCAGCAGTGAGAAGCAATCGTTGGAAGATCAATTGACCGACGCTAAGCTTGCTGCCGACGACTTTGAATATAGACTAGAACTTCTATATAAATCAATAACACCGTTCTTAGACAATTTGTGTAAGAATCCGGATAAATCTACAATTTTTTGGCCTGATCGAGTATCTAAGATACAAGGTTATAAAGAAAAGTTGACTACAATTGTAGAAGGAAGTAAATAATATGAGTCTAATAGACAAACTTGTGAAAAATTCTACCATTAAGATGACGGCTCCACTATTGGATTCGAAAGTCTATGGTAAGAAAGATATGGCGCCAACTCAGGTGCCGATGGTAAACGTTGCACTATCTGGTCGCATCGACGGTGGATTAACGCCAGGTCTCCTTGTCCTGGCTGGTCCATCAAAACACTTTAAGTCAGCATTCGCATTGCTGATGGCCGGTGCTTATATGCAACGTAATCCAGACGCTGTCCTTCTATTTTATGATGCAGAGTTTGGTACACCTCAAGCTTACTTTGAAAGCTTTGGTATTGATATGGATCGTGTGGTTCATACACCAATTACCAATGTTGAAGAACTTAAGTTTGATATTTCTCAGCAGTTAGACAAAGTCGAAAAAGGCGACAAAGTAGTTGTCGTAATTGATTCGGTTGGTAACCTAGCTTCTAAGAAAGAAGTTGATGATGCCCTTGATGGTAAATCAGTAGCAGATATGAGTCGTGCTAAAGCACTAAAATCTCTGTTCCGTATTGTAACACCTCATCTCAACCTTAAAGATATTCCATTGATTGCGGTAAATCATACCTATCAAGAAATTGGAATGTTTCCTAAGGCTGTTGTTTCAGGTGGTACAGGTATTTACTATTCAGCAGATGCTATTTGGATTATTGGTCGACAACAAGATAAGGTTGGTCAAGAAATTCAGGGTTATCACTTTATTATCAATGTCGAAAAATCACGACATGTTAAGGAAAAATCTAAGATACCAGTTAGCGTAAGCTATGAAGGTGGTATTGTTAAATGGTCTGGTTTGATGGATATCGCTGAAAAAGGTGGGTATCTACACAAGCCAAAAGTTGGTTGGTATGAAGCATTGAATCCAGAAACTGGAGAAGTAATGGTTGAAAAACTAATGAGGGCCAAAGATATCCAAGATAATAAAGATTTCTGGATGATGATGTTTGAGAAAACAAACTTCAGTCAGTATATCAAAAACTCGTTTACTATTGGCGCATCAGGTGCCATTATGCGAGAGGATACTGTTGACGAAATCGATGAGGTCGTTGATGATAACGACGAGATCGCGAGTTAATACGGTTGACATTTTTTGTAATGTGTATTAATATAATACTTGAACGTGCTGTCGGTTTAATCGCCGGCAGCACTCAACCTAACACATTTGGATGCCTCAATGATTGAAACAACTGTAATATCAAATCTTATCTTTAATGAAGACTACTATCGCAAAGTCTATCCTTATATTAAGGGTGAATACTTTGATGATGGTGGACTCAAAAAGATCTTCGATACTTATTCAACATATGTTGATGAATACAAAATGCCGCCTTCTATCGAAGCTCTTAAAATCTCGCTCGACAAACGTAAAGATCTCAATGAAGACTCATACAAAGATATTATGAGTACTGTTGATGGTCTTGGTCGTGATGAAGATACCAACTTTGATTGGCTCGTTTCTGAAACAGAAAAGTTTTGCCAAGACAAAGATCTATTTAATTCTATTCGTAAAGCTATCCTTATTATGGATGGTGAAGATCAAACAAATGACAAAGGTTCTATTCCTACATTATTATCTGACTCTCTTGGTATCAGTTTTGATACATCAGTAGGTCACGACTTTATTGATGATTCCGAAGCTCGTTATGATTTCTATCACAAGAAAGAAGAACGTATGCCATTTGATATTGATCTACTAAACAAAGTTACTAAAGGTGGTTTACCTCGTAAATCAATGACAGTCCTATTGGCTACTACTGGTGGTGGTAAGTCTCTTGTAAAATGTCATGCCGCTGCATCTTATTTAATGACCGGCAAAAATGTTCTATATGTTACTATGGAAATGGCTGAAGAAAGAATCGCCGAGCGTATTGACGCTAATATGATGGATGTAACACTTGACGAACTCAAACTATTACCACGAGATGTTTATAACAAACGCATGGATCGCATACGATCAAAATGCACTGGTAAGCTCGTAGTAAAAGAATATCCAACTGGTTCTGCTCATGTCGGTCACTTCCGTCATTTGCTTAATGAACTTAAAATGAAAAAGAACTTTACACCTGATGTAATCTTTATTGATTATCTTAATATTTGTGCATCGTCAAGAGTTAAAGGCGCAGCAGCCGCAAACTCTTATACTCTTGTAAAGTCAATCGCTGAGGAGGTACGTGGTCTTGCGATGGAATACAATTGTGCTGTGGTTACTTCGTCTCAATTCAATCGTGATGGTTATAGCAATTCTGACGTTGACCTTACTAATACTTCAGAGTCTATGGGTATAACTCATACCGCTGATTGTATCTTAGGTCTTATTACCACTGAAGAACTTGATAATCTTGGTCAACTAATGATCAAACAACTTAAGAATCGTTGGGGTGATTTGAGTTATTATCGTAGATTTGTTGTTGGTATTGATCGATCAAAGATGCAAATATATGATCTCGAAGACAGTGCTCAAAATGGTATTGGCCAAGGACAAAGCGCTGCAAATACTTCTTCATTCGGTAGTAATTCATCTAATGTTTCCGATGCTCCATTTGGTCAAGGTGGTAAGAAATCAATGTTCTCAGCAGGTGGTATCTCTTAGATCTTATAAATAAAGAAAAACAATACGTCCTTATTCGTCGAGAGTAAAATGAAACGATTTTCTAAGTTTATAGAGGAAAAGATGCCTGCTGGTCAACGCGGTTTAGATTACGAACTAAAGATACACAATGCTATTAAAGCTGCAAAAGTAAATTTCTTTAGTCCTGGTGATAAGCCTTCGGCCGGTTTTTCAAATGTTGGAGCTGGTGATATTGAAGGTAAGCTGAATGGTAAGCCATTTAATATTGAAGTAAAGCTATCAGCAGATGATCAAATGGGTGGTGGATCTTTCTCTTATGATCTCAAAAGTAAAAAGTTCCAAGCAGCAAAAAAGATGGATCCAGCTGATGAAGAACTATTACTTTCAGCTGTTAAAAAGAAAACAAGAGCATTGGATGCTTATATCTTAGCAGCGAAAGATTTAGAGCCATACGAGTACCATCAAAAAATTACTGGTATACCTATTAAGGTTGCAAAGTATGGTAGAGATGAATTAAAAGCAAAAGGTCTTTTAAAAGATATTAATACAAAAGTAATTACCGATGCTTCTTTCATTGAAAAACATTATAATAAGAAAGGTGTTTTCTATATTCAAATCGGTGGAGCTGGTTTATTTTATATGGGTAAGAATCCATTTAAGCTTCCCGTACCTCGACTCAAAGGTGAAATACAAGTGGAAATAAGATTGGCCTATTCTGGTACTAAAGGTCGTTTTCCAGATGGAACAGAAACTCGTACAGCAGGTTTAAGGTTCCAAGGAAGACTTCGTACTAAAGGCAAATCGCCGCATACTATAGATACCGTTGAAGGTATTCAAAAATTACTGTTAAAAGACTGGAGTCGAAAATAATGTTGTCGTTTAAGAATTACTTAGTTGAGTCTAAGAATACTCACATGGAGCATTTAGAGGATAACATTTTAAATAATGGTGTAGAAGGTACTCGACAATCGATTAACTTTCTACGTTCAGTACGCGACATGTTGGCGGGAAGATCTAAATCCAAAGTTAATGTAACGGTTAAATGGGATGGTGCTCCTGCTGTTTTCGCAGGTATTGATCCATCTGATGGTAAATTCTTTGTAGCCAAGAAAGGTATCTTTAATAAAAACCCGAAGGTTTACAAAACAAATGCTGATGTAGACGCCGATACTAAAGGCGATTTGAATACAAAATTAAAACTTGCCCTTGCTGAGTTGCCTAAGCTTGGTATTAAGGGTGTGGTACAAGGTGACTTTTTATATGCAAAAGAAGATCTCAAAGTGGTGGACATCGAAGGTGAACCGCATATTACTTTCCATCCTAATACCATTGTTTACGCGGTACCTCAAAACTCTGAACTCGGAAAACAAATCCTCTCATCAAAGATTGGAGTGGTCTGGCATACAACGTACCGAGGATCAAGCTTTGAAGAAATGTCTGCAAGTTTTGGAGAGGAGATCGCAAGCGGGCTCAAAAAAGCGAAAGGAGTCTGGTCAGTAGATGCTCTTTATAGAGATATATCTGGAACAGCAACACTTACCAAAAAAGAAACCGACGACGTAACAAAAATCTTATCAGCAGCCGGTAAAAAATTCAATACAATTAAGAAAGAAACTCTTAATGGTATATCTCAAAATGAAGATACTTTAGTAAGAGTAAAAACATTCGTTAATAGTAAGATACGACAAGGCGAGCGAATTAAGAATCCTCGTAAACTTTCCAAAGAGTTAACTCAGTACATTGACGACTATTACGAAAAACAAGCAGCAACTCGTAAGACTGCAAAAGGTAAAGCCGCTCAGCGTGGAAAGAAAGATGCCACTCTCGAGTATTTCAAACGAACACCCGAATCTCAAATTACTGCAATGTTTGAATTGTATAATCTATTAATCGATGCAAAGCATATGCTAATCGGTAAACTTGATCGCGCAAAAACCATTGGTACGTTCCTTAAAACAAAAGATGGCTACGAAGTAACTAAACAAGAAGGTTTTGTTGCTATTGATCGTATGGGTAAGAACGCTGTTAAATTAGTTGATAGGTTAGAGTTCAGCCAAGCGAACTTTTCAGATAAATACTTAAAAGGTTGGCAAAAATAGGAATATAACAAATGGCAATGTGGAACAAAAAT